GTCATACCCATCCAAAAACCACCTTTGCCTTTGTTGGCAAGTTCAAGTAAGGCTTTTACATCTGTGCTTAACTGGTGCATCTCCTTTTGGAGTGCCTCTACTTGAGCCTCTAATTTGCCAAAGTCTCTTGCGTCAATATCAGACATTTATAACCTTTCTGGGTCTACCCATACGCTTGATTGTTGGGATAACAGGCGCACGAAAGGCGGTATCTGTTCTAACTTCTGATTCTACAGATTCTTTGGTTACTTCTGCCTCATCAATCCTCACATAACCTTGATGCCCAATCATTGACGCAATGTCATGGGGCAAGGTAAAGGTCACAGTGTTACCTGATTGAAGACAGCGAAAAGTAGCCATAAAACCCCTCAAATGAGAAAGGGGGGACTAGCCCCCCTATCCTTACACCATGCGAACCACAACGATTCGCAAAGTTGAAGATGCCAAATCCACTGTTGAACCTGACTCGTTTTGAATGCGGAACTTGACGGTATTGGCGGCACTGACATAGCCAGTAACTGTCAAACCAACCAAATCCACACCCAAAGATGCACCAATAACCATGTCACCCAAAGCGACACCAGCCACTGTTACATCGTCTGTTTCCCCTGCGCCATCGACTAGCGAACCAGCGTCAAGGGTTGCTTTTACCGACCAAGTATCAGAGAACAAACCCCGAAACTGGTCATTACCTCTGCGTGAAACTACTGCTGAAGCGGTTGCCATTTTGATTTCTCCTAATTAGGTTAAAAAAGTCCCCCTACCCCTATTGCTAGAAGTAGGAGGGACAACTGCAATTAGGCTGGAACTGCCAAAGCAAAGGCAGATGAGGACAATGCCGCACCAGTGGAAGCCGCCGCACGAACTGCCTTCACTCCATACAGAGTGTCAGATGTGAACAGTGTGGCAAGGTACTCTTGCTTGTACTGGACTTGTGAACGCACAGCAATTTGCTCAACCAGAACCATTGAATCCTTGTGTCCCATCAAGCAAATACGGTCTGTGGTGGAGTTACCAGCCGCAGTGTCAGCATTGCTTGTTGTGAATACAGGGATACCGTAGAGGTTGCCAATTTCACCATTGCGGATTGCGTTTCCATCACCCACAAATGCTTGCTCGGTATAGCGAGACAAGCCCATCAAAGTATTGCGACTTGATGGAGGAATGATGAAGAAACGACCGTCCATTGGGGTGTCGTTGTCATCCAAACGCTGAATAGTTCTGCGAATGGCGGCATCTGTCAATGCGGCCGCATTGGAAGTTGAACTGTTATAGACAGTTGTGCCATCACTACCAACAAAGGCTTTGGTGGATGCGGTGGCAGTAGCGTAATCGTTTGTACCAACGGTAGCACCGTTGAACGCACGACCCAACTGAATCAAGTCAGTATCAACTTGTTTTGCCAAGGAATAGCCAGCGTCTGAGGTGTAGAAGTTACGCAAGCTGTTCAAGGCTTGGGCTTCAACGATGTCCTCAATCAGACGAGAATATTCGTAGTGCTTGTTGATTGACACTTGAACTTCTGTCTCTGTGGCGGCAATCAAAGTGACTGCTGTCTCAGCGGCTTTCAATGAAGCTGTACCACGGGTAGGTGCAGGGATGTGAACCACATCACCCTTCTTACCTTTGAAGTTCATCTTCATTACTAGGTTTGCCAAAACCAAGTTTTTCTTGTAAGCCGCAATAATCTCATCACTCCAAATTTCGGGGATAAATGTTGCGGATGTGGTGGTAGTAACTGAGTTACTGGGGTTAAATGCTGTTGCCATGTTAAATCTCCAAAAAACGATTAGTTAAGTCATTTGACTCTGCCCTCGGAATACGCTTGGTAAATTTCATCACTCAAGGCTTCGTAACGAGCAGGGTCAGTCATCTTCAGCCGAATTAGATCAGCCCTTCGGTAAACTCTTTTTCCAGATTCCCCTGTGCCACCCACATCAACACTTGCGGCTTTAAGGCTTGACTTGCGCTGAGTTTCCCCTGCGTCAGATGTCTGCTTTGCCTTAACGCCCTTCAACTGTTTGTAAGTAGTCAACAATTCGTTGGCACTGTCGTAATCGAATTCACCATCTGCTTTTGCGTACAAACCAATGCGAACAGGTGAAGATTTCACCCAATCCACAAAGTCTGAGTCTTGAACAATCTGACCGAAATCAGGGTGTTCTTGCGCCAGCTTTTGCTGAATCTGCATCTTTTTGAAGTCTTGACTGGCTTGTCTAGCCGCCAAAACATCAGGATGGTTGTCAACAGTTTTACGAACCGCCTCTTTAGGATTCTCAAAAAAGTCTACTTCTGGCTCTTTTTCAATAGTCTCTTGTTTAGACGACAGATTTTGCTTAATCAGTTCATCTGCCAGTTTACGAACCTCTGCAACCTCATTGCCTTGGCGAGAAATGACTTTCTCAGCCTCTTGGTGCATCTTGACTACTTCTTCAAGGGTTTTTTGCCTGTATTTCTCGGGCAAGTCCTGAAGTTCAGTCTGTTGCTTCTTGCTCTCAACTGCTTCTAACTCACTTAGCGTCTGGTCATCATTGTCAACAATCGACATATTTTTTCCTTTTCCTGCCGTTAATCGGTTTTAGGACATTAAACTCGGCATTTCTGCTTATGAGTTTTGCTTGACCTAAAACTCTGCGTCTCATAATCACAGAGTCTTTCGGTTTTATGCCCGTTTTCACAGGCAAATTCAAACATTCTTTTCATTCAATTCCTCGTAGGCTCGTTCGCTGACCTCTCTCAAGGTTTTCAGCCAAGTCAAGATGGAAAGTTCTCCTTTGCGGAACTGCAAGGTCTTTTCATCAGGAATTACGCTTATATTATTGAGTGACTCTATCATATTGTCAATATCAATAATTAAATCCTTCCAACCATCCATCCCCATCATCTCAAATCTGTTGGAGTAATATTTGTCAAGTTCTGGGGTCATAGAATTCATCCAAGTAATCAGCTAATTTTCTTAAAATTTCAGAATTGTCTTTTGCGTTACCTAATGCCATATTACAATTTTGGCATATTAAGCCACGCATTTCATTACTCTTATGACAATGGTCAACAACTAATCTACTCATGTGACCATCACCAGCCTCAACTTCACATACTTTACACTTATTTCCTTGTTTTGCAACCATTAAGTTATATTCATGTTGTGTAACGCCATAAGTTCTTCTGTAGTGAGAATCCCTGCCATAAACCTCATAATGACACTTTTTACAATGTTTGTAGTAACCATCTTTGTAGCGTACATTTTTTAAAAATTCACTAAATGGTTTTTTTTCATAACACAAAGCACAAGATTTTGTTGTAACTTCAACATCAGAAAAAATACTTTTGTAGGTCAGGACTCATGGCATAGCCGCTTTTATTGCGTCAGCAGTTGTTGCCGCATCAATGGCAGTCTGCATGGTGGCGTATTTATCACGCACAGCTTGCCTTGCCGCTTCTGCCGCTGTTGCTTCAGATGGAATGGTTGCTTTGATGTCCAAAGGCGCAAATTCAAGCGTTCGTGCTTCTCTGCGCTTGTCGTGAGCAATGGCTTTGGCTTTGTCAATGTTGATGGTAATCATTGGGTCACCTCGGTAAAGTCAGCCTGCCACGCATTCCGAAATGTGCGGTCTGTTGGAATGTCAGCGACATCCACAATTTTGTAGGGCTTGCCAGTAGGAACATCTTTGGCGGCAATTTCCTCAATGGTTAAACCGCACTCAGCGGCGGGAATGATGATTGCAACACCATCGTCTGTTGGGTAAATTATCCTTGAGTTCATGATTGTCCTTCAGCGGAAGATTGCTACATTAGCGTATAAAGCATCAACTACATTGCCGTCAGATGCAGCTGTTGATCCAAAAAAAGTTGAAATTCTTATTGCGGAGGTTGTCGGAGCAACTCCACTTTTTATGTTTATAGCAGAGCCACCTCTTACACTACCGCCTTGGTCGTCCATTGTTAAAGTAGCAGAGTAATTTGCATCACTCATTGCAGTAGTAAAGTTGATTGTGTAATCACCTGTGCCGTTATCCGTGATACTCGACACATTACCACTTGCACGAATAGCCACAGTACCTGTGCCATTGAAGTTCACCCAAGCACGACAACCATAAGCAGTAGCAACAGAGCCGTAGCCTGAGTTAAATTGCAGATTGGCACTAGAGTCGAGTCGCATAGATTCCACGCCACCCTCAGAGAAAGCAATGGTGTCAGCGGCAGGAAAGAAAATACCTGTGTTTGCATCTGTTCCCCTTATAGCAGGGGTTGCGGCAGAACCGTCAACATCTGAGAGTCCGTCTGTGCCGGAAAGAATTAGAGTCATTCTGTCACCTCATCTGCTGG